TTGTTATTCTACCCGGTCACGCTATTCCAGAGGACTTAGAAGCCCCAGTGATTTGTGTGTGGAAGAGTTTAGAAGACAAACATGCTCTTTTAGATCACTTCACCACTAGCGTAGTTTGGAGAAATAACGAAGATGACGTTGTGGTATTGGATTTAGGAAGAAGTTTTCCTTCTCCATTTAAGAAGTGTAAAGTGTCAGTAGGATCTGCGGCTGTAGACCACTTGACTATAGATAGAGGTAGTTTGGCATTGCCCTCTATTAAGAAAGTAGACACATATGGAACTATTGTCTATGCCGTTTCCTCGCTCTCAGGAGTTGAAACATTTAGAAATAAGACTATGGCACAAAATCGCATGATTTACTCAATTCATGCTGATGGATTATGTGGAGCAGCTCTCACTAATTCTGATCATGGTATCGTCGGCATGCATGTTGCCGGAAATAGATCAACGGAAGAAGGGCTGGCTATAGTCTGGAGTTTGAAAACCAGGTTGCGACTAAACTCGATAGTGGAGCAACAGACAGAAGCAATCTTGCCTGAAATTCATGCGAAGAAGTTAGTTAACTTCAGTGGGTTGAAGTTGCAAGCAGATGTAGGAGCTTCGGTTCCCACGGAGACGCATATTGTCCCGTCACCACTATATGGAATATATGAAGTCGATAGAGTTCCTGCGGAACTTTCCAAGTACGGACCGTGTACTGTCAAAGATATAATGAAAAAGTCAATGAAATTGGTTAAACCAATAAAACAGGAAGAGCTAGCGTTCGCTGAGCTAGTGCTTAGATCAATTATAAAGCCGTTCAGGAGAGTAACTGAACAGGTGATTGTGGATGGAAATGAGTTCATTTCTGGACTTAATAAGAAATCATCCAATGGATATAAGATGCTTAAGGAAAAGTGTGAGTATGTTGACTTTGAGCAACATGAGTTAACCACTCTTTGCAAAGAGCTACTCATTGAACTTGAGCAAGGTATCAGGGAGGGAAAACCTGATATTGAGAAGTTCTTCTGGGTTGAGACCCTTAAGGATGAGATAAGAAATGTCGAAAAAGAAGGAGTTCCAAGATCCTTCAGAGTCGGAACGATACTCCATCAAATTCTGACGAAGAAATTATTTGCAGGAATGACAGAACAAATCATGAAGGAACGAGATTTCAACCAGATTATGATTGGGTGCAACCCAGTGACGGCATGGCCAAAAATTTACGATGATTTGCTAACTGGCAAAGTTTTCGCAGGGGACATTTCGAACTGGGATGGCAATATGGCCCCTCAAGTGCAGCAGTTGGTCACAAAAGTCTTAACTGATCTCTGTGAGGACGAAGAAGACAAGCCGTTAGTTGAGTTTGTTCTTCAGATGATGCATACAAGTTTGGTCGTGGTACAAGATGATTTGTACATGACAACTCATTCTATGCCCTCTGGTTCATTCCTAACAGCAACCCTAAACAGCGTTATTAATAAGTTGTATACGGCTATCTGGTTTTATCGTAACAGCCCGGAGAAGACATTAACTGCTTATTGGAATATCGTGAGTGATTATGTTTACGGTGACGATAAAGTGAATGTCGTTAGGAAGTATCATCAGACTCTAAATGCAGTTACAATGAAAGAGTTCTTTGAGTCGGTAGGAATGGGATTTACAGATGCGAGAAAACAACCTATAGTTACTCCTTTCCAGGAGATCGATGAGATTTCATTCTTAAAGAGATCGTTTGTCCTACATAATAAACTGTCTCAGATCGTGCCTGCTCTAGAGATAAGAACTCTCAAGAATACTCTGTCATGGGTCGACAAAGATAAAGATGCATTTGAAATTATGCATGATAAAATAAATAATTTCCAGAGAGAAGTATATCTAC